TTAGTTTAACGCTTTCTATATTAACTTTTCTTACTTCATCGTCTATACCAAATATATCCGATATGTAATCTCTTGCATCATTTTCATCAAAAGCTTCTACTTCTGCTGAAATTACTAGCTTTATTAAGTACTTATTCATTTACTTAGAGACAGTATACCCATTTTTAGTTAATAAATCAATTGCTGCTTTTACTTTAGGGTCTACCTTTGCTGGTATCTTTTGTGATGTAGATGGCTTTGATGAGGGCTTTGATTCAGTTTTTTTTGCCCCGCCAAACTTTGGTCTACCAAATCCAACAATAGAAATCATTACGCCAGCCTTATTTTTCTTATATGCACGAAGTTGTTTACAAACTTCTCCGCCATTTCTTTGGCTTCCCTTTTTGTTTGAAGAAGTATTACCCTCTATACACCATACTGTTCCGTCTTCATTATCCTTTACAACAATTCCTACGTGAGAAATTCTATCGACACCGTCTGAAGGGAAATCAAAATAGGCGATATCACCTGGTTCTGGATCTGCAATATCCACATCTATCCATGATCCAGCTTTTTTAAATGCTGCAGCTCCTCCTGGAGTGTATACTGTGTTAGGAATCTTCACTCCAGCTTCATTACCACACCAGTTTACAAAACTTCCGCACCATGGTTGAAAATTAGCTTTTGTATAAGCACCGTATTTAGTTTCATTATCTTTTGGACCCTCAATGGTTCCGATCTCTGCTGTAGCAACTTCTATTAAACGTTCTGCTGTTCCCTGTTCTGCCATTAGTCTTTGTCCCAATCTGTATCAACTGGCTGCTCTTCTGGCATTTGTCCATCTGGCTTTGCTGCTAAGCGAGCTGCCGTTGCATCAATTTCTGCTTCAAGCTTTTTATCAGCCTGTGTATTTTTTGCATCTACTTCTTTGTTTGCTATCTGCGCTGCCATAATATCCTTAGCACCTGAGTTACCAATCAAAATTCCTGCAAGTGTTCCTGTAATAAATGTTGCAATGCTACCTAGAACATTGAAGAACATCTTGTCATTTTCTGACTGGGCTCCAATAGGTTGTGTTACAAACAACAGACCATAGATAATTCCAAGCGCTGTCATAAAAAGAATGCTTCCAAGAGTTATTCCTAGAATAAATTTCAATCTAGCGTCTAGATCTGCGGGCGTTAGTTTCTGTTTAGCCATTTGTTATTTCCTGTTCTGGTGTTGTAGGTGTAATTTTTATTACATCTTTTGTACAAGTCTGTGAAGCTTCACATTCTGGAGGAGTGCACTCTGCTGTTTCCCAATTTTTAGGATCTTGGCATGGATAGCGGTATCTATTTAAAGAGTCGCATCCAGTTAATGATAGCATTAGCAAGCATGCTAAAGCAATAGCACTTATTTTCTTCATAGGATAATTATACACTACTAGTCCTCTTTTCGTAGTGGTATAGTTAAAAGCCATATTGCTGTAGCAATAACTGTAGCAACTCCAACTACCTGCTGGGCTGAGCCAGTAAGGGTTAGCCAAGCGATAAAGAATCCCAAAAGGGTAAATATTTGGGCTATACTTTCCTTGATTACTTCCCATATATATTTAAATAGGGCCTTGATTATTTTCATTATATCCTCCTTGTCATGGCTGCTGCCACAATATTTGATGCGATGATAACTGGGATAACTACCTCTTGGGCCTTTTCTCTTTGATCATCAGTCATATCCTTGCCCCACTCTGATGGGTTTAAAACTTTAGCAAAGTCTATATCTGTAAATGCGCCCAATGGATCTGCTAAAAATGCTTCTGTCTGGACTTCTGTTGTAGCATCTGCCAATGTGTATGGCATTGATGCTCCTTCTGCTGCCGCTTCTCTGTCTTTAAATTCTACAAAAGCTGTAGCCAATTCTGGATTACTCTTCATTGCTTCTGCTATTATTGCCACCTCGGATGAAGAAATTCCAAGGTCTTTTGCCACCTCAGATTTTGCCTCATTTGTCAAAGCCTTTAGTGTTTGACTAACTGCAGCAACCTGTTCTGGTGAAAGAGTAACTAATTTGTTATCCTTGCTTGTAAGGTTTGCAATAACACCAGATAGATCTTCTGTTGTTCCTGTTCCTTTTTCAGGTACTAATGCTGCTAATTCTTCATTCTGAATTCCTGGCTTTTCTTCAGGAACAGGTTCTGGCTCTACCGTTGGCTCTGGGCCAGGTGTAGGTTCTGGGGTAGGCTCTGGTTCTACTGTTGGTTCAGGTGTCGGCTCTGGGGTAGGAGGAGCCTCTGGAGTAGGTTCTGGGCTTGGTTCAGGGGTAGGGGGTGCTTCAGGTGTAGGCTCAGGACTTGGCTCTGGTGTTGGTGGTGCTTCAGGAGTTGGTTCTGGAGAAGGTGCTGGAGTTGGTGGGGCATCTGGTGTAGGCTCTGGGGTAGGCTGATTGGCTGCAGCATTGGCTGCTGCTTGTGCAATAGCAGCGTTAAGTTCTCTTTGAGACTGCTCATCATAGTAACGCCATGCGTCATCAATAGCACTGTTGACATCATTGATCGCTTGATTATAATTATTAATAGCATTATCTTTTTCAGACAAAGCATTTGTTAGGTTTTGCTCTGCAGATGTAAGGTTTTGTGTAGCATTTGTGAGGTTTTGATTAGCACTTGTTAGGTTTTGAACCTCTTGGTTATACACAGATAACTTATCGTTATAAACATCTTGTGCTGTATTTCTTGCTGCAAGTGCTTGGTTATAAGTATCTGTTTGTGCTTGTGTTGGACCTGATCCAGAAGAAAATGTATTTAGATTGCAACTAAAGTTTTCTCCCCATACTCTTGGGTTTCCAGAATAGTCACATCCTGCACCAGTCATTCCTCCAGGAATTGTCCAACCAAGGTGATAAGAACCTGGTCCTCCACCGTTATACCACCATATCTCAACATCAAAAGTCTTGTCTTGTGTAACATCATATGTTGGAGACCATGCACTCCATCTTGCACCTTGCTCAACCCAGTTGCTGACAGCAAGTTGTCCATCAATATACATCTTAAATCCATCGTCTGTGTATCCTGCAAATGCTACTGTGTCAAACCATGATGGCACGGTTATCTGTCCAGAAAACTTTACAACAATATTCTCATATCTATTTCCGCAAACTGGAAGAGACATATAGTTTGAGGTCCAAGTACCAGAACAAATAACAGAGTCTGGGACTGCTATGCTTGGCCAAACCCTCGCTAAGTTATAAACAGTATATTGAAGTCCTGATCCACCAGAAGACTGCATACTTGCTTGGGCTGTTTGAAGGTTTATATTGGCTACGCTAAGTGCATCATATGCATCATTTTTATGCTCAAGGGCTGTTTCTACTACTGCAGTTTGTCCATCTACTGCTTCTTGGGCCAATGTCTTATTTTCAACTGCCGTATTTTTTGCAGCCAATGCGCTATCGTATGAATCAGATGCTTCATTCTTTGACTGATGTGCAGCATATGCAATATCGTATTTATTTTCAGCTTCTTGTATTAAAGATATAAATTCATCCTGATAAAGAAGATCGTCTACGCTATTATTTAAATCTTCAATTTCTTGTGCTGCAAGACTAAGTGGGTCATCTCCGTATGCAGGAGTAAGAAACACCCAGCCAAACATTAAAATGGTGGCTAATGATAATCTCCATGCTTTAGTCCTAGTCAACTATAACTCCTAAACAAACAGTTTGTTTATTTAGTTAATTATAACATGAAACTATTTAGAACCTATTTCGCTAATCTTAGATTTAGAAAACTTAAGCATTTTTGCACCTAGCGGAGAGTATCCTAAGTCTGCTGCTTTTTTGCCACAAGCATTTGCCATATACTCAAAAAACTTTTTTACAGATTCGTTATGTAAAGATTTTTCTTTGGACGCTATGCCATATGTAAATGTAGATATGGGATAAGCAAGATTGTTAACAGTCTTATAGTTTACTTTAACTATACCCTTTTCGTCTATTAAAAAATCGCTTAAAAATACTGATGCTGCAGCAACTGTAGGCTGCATGTACCTTCCAGATTCATTTTGTATTGATGCCATTTTAAGGCCTCTTGCATATGATATTTCGTTATATCCAATAGAACCATTTGTTTGCGTCAAAACCATAGCCACTCCGTAGGATCCAGAAGCACTCATCATAAATGGATTACTGCTTATTGATCCAGGAAATGATGAAGAAAAGTTTTTGTTGCCAGCCTTCGTCCATATACTTGGGGAAACGACATTTAAATAAGATGTAAATACTTCTGATGTTCCAGATCCATCTACCCTGTAAGCAACTCTTATTGGGGTAGAAGGTATTTTAGGTTCTTTACCACCAATTAAATTTTCTTTTAAAATTTGAGGGTCATTCCATTTTGTTATTTTTCCAGAAAATATTTTGGCCAATGTATCTGTACTCATCTTTATAGTTACTTTATATCCGTCTAGTCTATAAATTATTCCTATTGGACCAGCAACCAAAGGAACGTAAACAAATTCTTTTGTTGGTTTAACTTCTGATCCAGAGTATGGCACATCTGACATTGCAAAATTTGCTATACCATTTGAAAACATATTTTTTCCAGCTCCAGAACCATTTGGAGAATATGTTACAGTATCTCCACCAGACTTTACAAACTCAACTCTACATCTATCTATAAAGTTGGCAGCAAAAGTAGATCCAGATCCAGTAATAGGTTCTGCGTTTGATGTGTTAATTAAAAAAACATTAGACAATAAGACTAATGTTGCTGTGACTACAATAAGTTTTAGTTTCATATATCAATAATACATCACATAGTAATAAAATCATATATAAAATGGTTAACTAAGAATTAAATGCAGGTGAACTTTATTATTTAGGGTTATCTGTTTTATAAAAGCCATTACCCTTAAATTGTATACCAAATGGCGTAAAGTGTCTTATCATATTTGATTCACATTCAACACATGTGTAGCCTGGATCATCATCTTTAATTGATCTATGTACTGACATAGTTGCATGTGCTTCATCATATGAGCATTTGTATTCGTATACTGGCATTACTTCCCGCTTTTTTTTCTCGCTTTAGATAATGCATCAAAGTCTTTAATTTTTGTTTCTCCCATATAGCCCCAAGCATGACCATCTTCAATCATTTTTTCATTAATAGATTTATCTGATCCGTCCAAGAAAACCCAACCTAAAATGCGACCATACTTTTCAGATGAGTCCATTTTTTCGGTTTTAATAACAACAGACTTAGCTGAGTCAATTGCATTCTTTAAATAAGCTTTTGCTTCCAGCCCCAATGCTTTCTCCATCTTATCTGCTGTACGGCTTTCTGGAGTATCAATTCCAGCAAGACGAACTCTTGAACTAAAAGAAATATCAAATCCGAGGTCAATGTCTACATCGATTGTATCTCCGTCCACAACCTTAGTAATCTTTTTAACATAGTACTCGAACATGATTCTCCTTAATATTAGGAGCAGTTTATAGACTTGCTCAGGTCATTTTTGAGCATAGGCTCAAATATCCTGCGACTCCCCAGTGACGGGGTGCAGATTTATATTATACTATTTATTTGATCTTGATAGTCTTTGGCTTCTTTTCTTCTGGCAGAATGCGTACAATATCAATCTTAAGCATTCCATCCTTCAGTTCTGCAGCCTTTACTTCCATATACTCACCAAGAGCCCACTCACGAGTAAATTTACGGGCAGCAATTCCACGGTGGATAAACTTCGAATCGTTATCCTCTGTGTTTAATTCTCCCTTTACAGTAAGCTTTCCGTCTGCTGTTGATACCTCGATGTCTGTTTTACCAAATCCAGCGACTGCTAATTCGACAACAAAGTTGTCTTCATCTACCTTGATTACGTTATATGGTGGATAGTTAGTTGCACTTGATACTGTTTGAGCGTGGCTCCATGTATTTAATGCTCTATCAAATCCAATAAAAAATGGGTCCTTAAAAAGGTCCCACGTATATGTTGTTACCATTTTATTCCTCCTTCAAGCGAATAAGTTAATTTATAGGACCCCTAATGGGCATCCTGCAATAATTATATCATAATTAACTGTATATTGGCTACAGGTATTTTTTTGCAAATAGGGGAGACATTTCAATTAGATCAATATTACAATACCTTGGCATTTCAGCAACCCATACGATTGCATCTGCTATATCTTCTACGCTCATGCTAAATTCTTTTTCTCTAAAATGAGACTCTCTAGTATTTATGCTTGATGGTCTAATTTCTGTCACCCTAATTTTTAATCCTGGCGCATATTCCATCCTTAATATTTCTGCCAAGCTAGAGACCGCAGCCTTTGAATTACAGTAGGTCATGTCACCGACATAAGGATACTTTCCAGCAAATGAGGATATCAATACCACTAATGGATTTTCTGAATTAGATAAATTTTGGCTAAATAATTTATTTAAAAGGGCGGGGCCTATTACATTAATTGAATGAGCTTTTATGAAAGTGTCATACAAATCTTCACCATGATGGTAACTTCCACCAGCAGCATTGTTAACGATTAAGTCTACCTGCGTGTCTTTATATTTATGATATAGCTTTTGTATAGTTTCTTTTTCTCTTAGATCTAAATGCTCTACTAAAACATTTTCTCCCCAGACACCTTTTAAATTTTCTGGATTTCTAGAGGTAGCTATTACCCTATAATCTAAAGCGCATAATTTATCAACTATACCTTTACCAACTCCTAAAGTTACTCCAGTTACTATTGCAGTTTTCATTTTTTATCTCCAAGATTTAAATAGTCTCCTGGCCAAGTTGCTGGAGCATACTCTGATGTATACAAATCATTGCTGTAAACAAAACCGCTATGAACAATTCTTTCTGACCCACGTGATTTTAAAACAGCATGGGTATATTCTTCTGAAGCAGGGAAAACTACAATTTGTCCTGGCTTTACAGTGAATGTTATGTCTTTATGTTTAAAGTGTATCTCTCCTCCAGTCCACCCAGAATTAAGGCCAAGCGAGAAGCCTTTAGTTGTATGCTGACCAATTAGACCGCAGTCTGGGTGATTTTCATAATGATAGTAAAGAGCCCATTCTCCCTCTGGAAGATACTTGGTTATATACGGTACACCGTTATACTTTTCATTTTCATTATCTAAAAGATCTCTAAACCTTTTTACAATAACATTCCACCAAAATTCTTCTTCTGACTTAATAATTCCAGTAAACCTTCTTGCAACACCACTTTCAATTAAGTCACCTAAATCATATGAATTAAATTTATCAGCAGAATTTCCAGTGTTATCAATTTTTAACCATTCAATCGTAGATCCCAAGATAGTATTTATCTCTTCTTTCGATAAAAAGTCGTCAACATAGTATATGTTAGGATCTATGTAGACTTTGTTAAAATTAGGCACTTATTTTCCCTTTCAAATAGGAATAAATTATATGTATGGTATACATTATACTACACAATCAAGGATGTGTCCCCAGATGGGATCGAACCATCGACCCGCAGATTAAAAGTCTGCTGCTCTACCAGCTGAGCTATAGGAACCTTACTTTAATTTAAACTCATCACTAAGCAGAAAGAATCTTAGATAGAGCATTAATTGTAGAAGAAATTCTTCCTATATCACGCAGTTGCTCAACACTGTATCCTTCTTGCTTTAGTGTTTCATAATGAGCTTTTACACAAAAGTGGCACTTACCAACAATAGAAGATGCTAATGAGTATGCTTCAAATTTTCCTTTAGTTGTACCGCCATGAGAAGATATAGCGTTCATTCTTAGCTGTGCTGGTAGACCCTTAAGGTTTGCATCATCGGCCATCTCAACAAATGGGTACCAAACATTATTCTGCGCCATGATAGAACCAGCTGTAAGTGCCGCATTTTTTTCTATCTCATTCGTTGCGCTTGCAACTATAAATGAAAGAAGCTTAGCGTTGCCTGTTGCAAACGCTGCAGCTATTGAAATATATGTGGCATGCTCTGGATCAATAGTTGATCTATTAATCACTGCATCTAAGTTTAGTTTTATGTCTTTAGCATACTCTGGAAGAGAGTCCTTAAGCTGGTCTACCCAATTCATTATAGAGTTTCTCCGCCCAAAGACCTGTTGCATGCACACAGCTCTCCTGTTTGAAGAGCATCCAAAACACGAAGGGTTTCATCTGGGTTTCTTCCAACATCTAAGTTGTTTACTGTTACGTGCTGAATAATATTATCTGGATCAACAATAAAAGTAGCACGGTATGTTACACCAGAAGAATGGTGAACTCCAAGGTCGCTTGCCAGCTGGTGTGCTGTGTCTGCAAATGACCACGAGTTTGTTTTCTTAAGGTCATCATGAGCATTTCTCCAAGCAATCTTACAAAATTCATTATCGACTGATCCAGTCATAAGAACTGCATCTCTATCATTAAAATCATTAACCAAGGCATCGTACGCAACAATTTCTGTTGGGCATACAAAAGTAAAGTCCTTTGGGTAAAATGCAATTATCTTCCATTTTCCTGGGAAAGAATCTTGTGTAACTATTTCAAAAGAGGATTCATCATATGACAAAGCCCCTGGCTTAACTCCAGTAACTGCAAAGTTACCTAGCTTATCTCCTACTGTCTTCATTTTTCTCCTTGTGTGTAATTGATACCTGGTGTGGTACCCCTGGCTGGAATCGAACCAGCGGCCAACAGATTAGAAGTCTGTTGCTCTTCCTCTGAGCTACAGAGGTATGTTTTCTGTTTATATATTATAACCTTAATTTGTCAGACAGTCAATAGATAATTCTATATATTTAGATTATAATAAATTTCATCTGCCATAATAATATGCTTTTTTATACCAAAATGTGATCCATCTGGAGCCATACCAAAATGATCTACAGATTCATACTCTTTTGATAATATCTGAAAGTATTCATTTTTCACTATCTGCTTATTATTTGAAGAAAAATAACCACTATATCTTTCTATTAATAACTGATCAGCTTTTGGACCAGCTGGCTCCCAAAATGTCCATATGAATTTTATATTATTAGATTTACAATACTGCTCTAAAATAGAAATAAATACATTATTGTAATAAAGAGCAACTTCAATTGAAAAAATCTCGTTCATGTCGTGAGGAGTTTTTGTAAAAGTATTTTTTTTACTATCTTTATTTAAATCATAAGGAATATAAATATCTCCAAAATAAACATTTGGGTTTTCAGACAAGTAAACCTCTGGCTGCAATGTTTTAAAAATAATTTTATCGCTGATATACGGAAATTCAAAGCGAGCAAACGGGAAAACGCCAATAATTATTTCAGGGTTGCCAAATTCTTTAAAGTATTGAAAAGCTTTTATAATTTGCGACTGTACAGAATTTCCTGGAACTGAAAGATTAGAATATGTAAAATTTATTTTCTCATTTAATATGCTCGGCCATAAAAATTTTTCTTCTTTAGTAGAGACACCCCAAGTTTGCGAACACCCTAGAGCTAAAATCTGATTGCCATTTTTAAATTCTGGTCCCCTATAACCAAATGAATTTATTCCATTATGCTCGTATTTGGCTACCATTCCTCTTTCTGACAAACTTAGTCCTGGTGTTTTTTGAAGTCTTTCATCTGTCATAATAGTTTCGCACGGAAAAGATCCTGGCTTATTCAAATGATTAAGTCTTTTTAATGTTTGATTATTATTTATTATTGATTGAAAATTTGATATTCTTTCCCCAGTATTCATATCTGGTCCTTTATTATATTATAAATTTCATCAGCTATAAAAATATGTTTACCTGTGCCGAAATGACATGCGTCTGGGGCCACACGAAAATGATCTTGCATCTTATATTTACTTGCTAATACCTTAAAGTACTCATCTTTTAATGTTTGTATATCAGGTATTTGATTATGCATTTCTAAAGGAAAAGAAAAATAGCTTTTATATTTTTCTTTTAAAAGATTATCAGTTACTGGATCAACTGCTTCCCAAAACGACCACAGAAGTTTTATGTTGTTTGATTCACAATATTGCTCTAGAATAGATATAAAAATATTATTGTAGTATAAGGCTAATTCTATAGGGAAAAACTCTCTTACGTCATGAGGAGTTTTAGAAAAGCTTGGTGCAAATTTAGTATTATTTAAATCATATTCTATATAAATGTCCGCAAAGTAAACTTTTGGGATTTCATTTTTATCAAACACTGGTTTAGGCTGTAAAGATTTAAAAACAACTGTATCTGAAATGTAAGGAAATTCAAATCTTGCAAAAGGCAATATGCCTATTACGTATTTGGGATGACCGAATTCTTTAAAATATGAAAAAGCTTTAGCTACTTGAGATTGAACAGAATCTCCTGGAGCTGAAATGTTTGAATATGTTTTTTCAATCTTGTCGGACAAAAACTTTGGCCATACCTCTTCCTGCTCAAATGAGTAACCCCAAGTCTGAGAGCATCCAAGAAATAAAAAATCATTACTGCTGCTAAACTCTGGCCCTCTGTATCCTAAAGAGTTTATTCTTTTGTGTTTATAATCTACGGGAGCTGGCACAAGGTAGCCTTGGCCTGCCCCATCTCCACCAACTCTATTTAAATGATTTAAATCTTTTAATTTTTTTCTTTTATTTATTAAATTTTGAAAATTTGCTATTCTTTCTCCAGTGTTCACACTTGCCCCCTGATAATCTTTTTCCCATAATTATTTTCCCAATTGATTATATCACTTTGATCGTTTAGCAATGGTTGACCTTTAATATTTAAACTTGTGTTTAACAATAGCGGAACTCCAGTTTGCAAATAAAATTTATTTAAAACTCTATATAAGCCAGGGTGCTGATCTTTAGTAACAGTTTGTACTCTTGATGTTCCATCAATATGTACTACAGAGGGAATTTTTTCTGGCTGTACACACTTTACAGTGTATTGCATGTAAGGGCTTTCAAAATCCATATCGAACCACTTAGAGGCATGCTCAGCCATTATTACAGGAGCAAATGGCCTAAATAATTCTCTTTGTTTAATTAGATTAACCTTATCTTTTATGCTTGGATCTCTTGGGTCTGCCAATATACTTCTATTGCCTAATGCTCTTGGACCATATTCTGCTCTTCCTGATGCTACTGCTACTATGCCATCTTTTAATATCCCGTCCACAATTTCTTGAACTGGGTAATCTCCACCTAAATCATGACCAAGGTAAGGGCTATTCCAGTCAATGTGCTTACCGTACAGAGCTGCTGCCGCTCCAAGAGATGATCCTGCGTCACCAGGGTTTGGCATAATCCAAACATCCTTGAATATTTTCCAAAGTAGCGGGTTGGCTGAAGAGTTTAGAGCACAACCACCCATAAAGACAAGATTATTTTTACCCGTTAGTGAATGAGCCATACGCATAAATTCGTTTAGTCTTTGTTGGTAAACCATTTGTACTGCAGCTGCAATATCAAATCTGTCCTGTTCTGATTTTACCCAGCCCCAATCAGTTATACCTTTATGAAAATTATATTTTTGTTTATCATAAGATGGAAAGTATTCATCAACCTTTTTATAATACTTTGTCCAATCACCATACCCAGCCATACCCATCATAATATATTCTTCTTGGTTTGGCATTAACCCTATTAATTGCGTAAATGCAGAATAGAACAATCCAAATGATACTGGGTAGTTTTGTTTGTATTTTAACTTAATCTTTTCGTCTTGCCCCACCCAAATTGTGGAGGTATTATATTCACCAATAGAGTCAAGAACTACAATTACTGCATCGTTAAACTTGCTTGTATAGTATCCAGCACATGCATGAGAGTAGTGATGGCTAAAATATTTTATTGGAAGATCCATTGGAATATTTGGTTTCCAGTCTGAGCTTCCTCCCCTTAAAAATATTCTAGATCTTTTAAGCTGTGGTCTTTCGTAGTATGCTATATGTGTTGGGGTGCCATAGTTAAGCATATCAAAGTATATGTTTTTATTATTGTACCAATCGTTTTTTTCTTTGCTATATCGCTCTGAGTGTGCAGCAAATAGTATCTCTCCGTCTTTTAATAAAGATATGGATGCGTCGTGAGATGTTTCATTGATACCGAGTATGATCATTAGTATATAAACTTATCCTTATTTTTATTTTTTATAAATAAAGATTTAATCTTTTTAAAAATAACATATATATAGTATTGAATTTTAATACTCACGGAAGTCTATATCTCCAAATTCCTCTATGTCTTCTATTGGAATAATACCCTTGCTTAGAGCTATCCGATATCCTTCTTCTGTAAAATTGTACGTGGCCCGAAGGTTTTCATCATACTCAACTTGCATTAGTTCGCTATTAACAAGGTCTATGAGCTCAGACTCCACGTACTCTTCATGAGCCTTCCATAAATCTGGTGCTAGCTCTGAAGTGACAGTTTCATTTAATTCAAATATTGCTTCGCCGTCTTCTGTAAATCCAGCAATTTTAATTGCACCAATATCGATATAGTGCTGAATCTTAAGCATTATATCTTCTTCGTCATCATAATCTTCAAACATTTTTCCTCCTGTGCAACAAGTAGGACTTGAACCTACGATTACCGAATTATGAGTTCGGGGCTTTAACCAACTAAGCTATTGTTGCCTAGTTGAATTATAGTATTTTATTATCAGTTTTGTCAATAGATTGCTCAACTATTTGCTGAACATACTCTGAAAAATGCTTTCTGATACTTCCTGGTGGCCTGTGACCAATATCAGACCATACCCTTTTGTACTCATGGATGTTGTCAAATGTCGTTGGGCAAACTAGGACTCCATTGTATTCTTTTAGCCTTGTTGGAAGAGGCACATGCTTACTGCAACACTTACACTCTTTAGCTTTTTCTTGGTATATACTCATACTATCTCCATTCCACTCAGCGCTTCAGAAAGATCTTTAGGCATCGATGACGGAGCCTTAATTAAATTTGGACTTTCTTGCTTTAAACTATCTCTATATTGTTTTTTTACGGAAGAATAATCATGCACCTCAATGTCACCAAACGCTTCTCTTGTTAAGCTAATTGCATTATATATTGAGCCGCACACAGCATCGGCCAAGTCTTTTGATCCTTTTCTTGGGTGATCAACCTTGTCACGCATAATTCTTAACTCAAGCAATTCATCTATAAGTAAAGGTATATGAGGGCCTTTCACTCTTTCCTCTAAAACAACCATGGCCATATCATCATAATGTTTTTTTGCAACAGATAGCGTTTCAGTATTTATTCCATATTGTTTTAGCTGCTGCATCATATCGTGAGAGTTCCACCTATCAAAAGTGCATATTCTAATATTAAATCCCCTAGATCTAAGAGATAGTATGTAGTCTCTAACCTCCGCAAAGTCTACGGACTTATCTGAAGTAGGTGTCCAATACATTACAGCATCCACCTTAACAATTGGCGCTGGCTGAGAGTAAGTATCAGTAACCTTTACGCTAACGAACTTTTCAATATGAGCCATAGATACAGCACAATGGTCGTGTTTTTGAGCTAAGTCAACGTGTATGTAATAATCTTTATCATCTTCTGGCAAGAACCAGTCTTCAAATCTTCCAAATCCATCTACGGCTATTGATAGATCGTTGAATGCCATTTCAATCTTTTCACGAGATTTAAAGAAAGCATCAATTGCTTCTGGAGGCATGCAAGCAAATCTTCCTAAAGCATCTGTTACATCTCTATAGAATGCAATTTTAAAATCTTCAATACTTCTGGTTGGGTTAACTTCCCAGGTAGGCCTACGTATCGCATAAACCCTTGGATACTTATAAGACACAATTTGATCTTCATCCCAGAATATATCAAACTCGTTGCCCACTGTATTCTCTGGAAGATCTGGATCCAACTTAAATCTATGAGATCTTGCTATAACTTCTTTTTCTGAAATAATTTCGTCATATCTTTGCTGGATATAATCATTCTTAAATCGTGGGAAAGAAAGAAGAATTACCTTGCCGTAATCTGGAAAACGAGAATCTACAGATGCCCTGTACATATCATAAATACCACTTGCAGTTTTTGCCTGATCGTGACCGCTTGTGCTATCTAATGCAAAGCCAGAGATCTCGTCTAGTACGGCTACAAGAACGTTATACCCTTCAAACGCTTCTCTTTCTGAGTGTCCAGAATAAACAGTAACATTCTTATCAAATTTTATTTCTGAAGCTTTTTCAAAGTACTTACCTACAAACCATGGTGAATGTGTTACTCTGTTTTTAAAGCCTTTAAAGAATACATTGTTTGCCTGCTGAGCGTTAATAGCAATATTAATAATATCAATTGAGTCACCTGGAGGCTTGCCATAATAAGATGCTGGGTCTTTAAGGCATAATAGTAAATATACTATATAGGCTACCGATATTGTAGAACAATAATCTTTTCCGCTACCCTTACCTAATTGGGCAACAACCTCATTGCATGTTTGCTTATATCTTAACGATCCTTCTTTTTCTCCGAACAGCTTAATCAAAGTCGACTCTTTATATATCTGAGAAGATTTCTCTATAAGAGTATATTGATTTTCAGATAACTCAGGAAGACCCAAATAGTTTTTATCAGTTACAAACGTTCTTAAATCGACAGGTCTTTCTTCAAACTCTTCTCCGTCAAGTATATCGATGAGGTCATCAAAATTAAATTCCACTGACTTCCTCAATAATCTCTATTGGCTCAACAATTCCAGTAATTTGTGATAAGCGCTTGGCTACTTCCATTTTACACTTAGGGCAAGTTGCAGTTACTTCTTTTAGAATCTTAACTAAGACTTCTTGCTTTCTTTCCGCCTCTGCTATTTGTCCTGCCATTTCAGCGTTATCTAGTAAACCAACTTCCTGAAGCATGCCAATTCTTTTGCCTTCTATATCAGCAATTAACTTGAGAGCACCAGACTTAACGCTAAGTTGACCCGCTTGATCTGCATCTTCAACTGTTTTCCATGCTTCCTTTATTAGCATTGCATAGTGTTGATCAGCCCCAGAGATAGCCTCTTTAGCACGTTCACGGGCTGATGTGTCGTTGTGTACAACACTCTTCCACTCATCTATCAACTCAATGACTTCTGCCCTCTTAAGGCCAGTCAGGGTAGCAATTTGTGTGGGGCTGTTTCCCCTAAGTAGCTCTTCGACTACCTTATTCATGCGATCAAAATGATCAGCTAGCTCAATTTCCATATTACTTTATTATACTTCTAGTCGACTGAAATAGCAAATTCCTTGGCAACCTTTAATAGGATTAAATACCCAATAAGGTCATCAATATCATTATCTCCTGGGTATTCTTCACCCTTAATTAACCTATTTAATTTATCATCAATTCGGACATATAGCTGCTCTCTTGGCCCCGCCTTAGAAAATATACGAACTGGGTCAAGCGCAGAGTTACCATATGAAATATTTTTCTTTATAAGCATATGAGCAATATCAAGGCAGGTGCTTAGGATTTCTTTCCCAGCCTCCGTTCCAACTGTAAGCAAGTAAAGATCGTCATACTTAAATTCTTTTGAATCTGCAAAAACTGGCTTTGGTGTCATTTTATTAGCCCCTTTTCTTTTAAAGCTCTATATATGGTCATAACTGTTACACCACATTCTTGTGCTATATTCTCCATAGTCTTTTTTTGGACAACATATCTCCTGTACAGCCATTCTTTATTTTTGTACAATTTCACAGATGGTCCCACCTAAAATGCTTTCTGTATGACTCTAGATCGATAACATTTGGGTCTACCCACCAATCTTCTGACTCTGTTCTAACAACAAGTGAGTACCCCAATGAATCAAATATTTCTCTTTGAACATCTCTCATTGCAATATTTCTCCAGTACATATTGGCATCGTGCTCAAAAGTTATAACAGTAAACCTGTAAGAGTTAAGGGGTACGGCAAGTAGTCCATGAAGGCTTGTGTATGCGCTTCCATTTGGCCTTCCATCTAGATTGTATCCAGAATCAATATCTATCTGTAGATAGTCTATTTGTTTTGGAAATGAATTTTCTTCAAAGTACGAGATATAATTAAAATCAAGGGCATCTCCCATACATGGATTAGACCTATTTTCAATAAACTCTTTTCTAAACTCTTCTCTTATTTCAAACGAAACCCCTTTCCATCCAAATTCATTTTCTAGCTTATGTGTATTGCTTCCATTTTTTGAATGAAAGGCTCCTAACTCAACATAATATCCGCCCTTTTTATTTTCAAGCAGCTCTAAAACAAACTCTTCTTGTGCGCTTATCTCATTCCATATTTGTGTCATTTATTTGTTAGAACCTCTCTAGCGTAATAAGCTATGCCGAATGCATCAGCTACATCAAAGTCTTCTATTTTCAATCCATGCTTTTTATTAAAATAATCTGCTGTTCTTTGCTTACGCATGTTTCGTAACTGGTTCTTATACCAAGAGTCTGCATACCCTGGATTGGCTAAGCGTATTGCTGCCTTTTCTTCTTTAGTCGGATTCTTGTTACCAATATACGCTTGCCAAGAACTGGGAGATATAGTAATAACTGAAGCACCCGTAGACATAAGTTCAGCAATAACAACACCATAAACATAGGATAATTTTATCACAGCATCTGGTGATCTGACAAGTATCGCACCCTCTACAGCAATGTAATCGCTTTTTAATTCATCAAGCATCATAGAGACTCTAGTTTTAGCATTATATATTTTTTCATATATATCGTTTCCTACTAAATTTATCTTACCCCATTTTATTGGAGTGTTTCCTTCAATTAAACAGAATGCAACTGATGATGTTGATGCGTCTATGCCAAGAACTCTGCTTGCGTTTGTCCTAGATAATTTCGCCAGAGTCATTTAGCATCCTTAATATTTTATTTCTATCAGACTTTGAGTTATTTTTTTCGCACTTAGAGCATATATCTAAGCTATTATACCTACTTAAGCTTGAGTTGCATGATTTACATAATCTTTTCTGACCAGATCTAATTGCTTTCTTCTCATAATACTTCTCCATAATCTTTTTATTTGTTGCAATTCTACAGCAATCATCGGAGCAATATTTTTGATTATGTGTTTTTGGGGTAAACTCTTTCCCATTCATACAATCTTTATTAGCGCATATCATTATGAAGGAACCTTAAATCTTTCTATCTGTACCGTTCCAACAGGAGTGTCTTTTGAATAACATTCTTTTTTAATAGGGCAGTATGTGCAAGGCATCTTAGTTTTTGTTGCACCTTCTGGCTTCATTGGCAAGTCACCGTCCTTAAAGTTATCCCAGACTTCCCTCATCCATAGAAACGTATCCTCAATAATTTTTTTGTTTCTTTCATTCATTGATACTGGAATAATCAATATCTCTTGGGTGTTCTTGTTTTCATAAAGAAAGAAACCTTCTTTTGCATCTTTTAGCTTCATGTAAGTTAGTAGCTGAAGTAGGTGGTTTGCAGATGGACTCATTTCAGCCTGTCTTGTATCCCACACTTCTTGCTTGGCGGTTTTAATTTCACCAATTACAGTTTCACCATCATACTCCATAATCAGATCTATAAAACCTCTAATTGGTGGATACTCGTTTACAATCTCTTCTTCTTCAGCTTTCCATTGTGGCATAGTTTTAATTAAGTTCTGAAGTCTTTCATGTGCCTGAGTTCCTTGAGCCATATTTGCAACTGCAACCGCATCGTTATTATCAATAAAGACAGCTCCTGAAAAAGCCATATACCAATACCTTGGGCATGTTCCATGACCATAACCCAAAGAGCTTGGGCTAAAAGACTTTTTAGTCATCTCTCCATCTGCCCTTTTAGTATTTTTATATGACTCATCAAGCATTGATGCAAAAAGCTCTGGGTCAAAAAACTTACCCGTGTGCTTCTTAAACTTTAAATTTTTTACTATGTTTCTACCCATTACAAGTTATACCTAACGACATACTTAAGTGCATCTACAAGTTTGTCTATGGACTCCTTTGCTGAATAATATATATTTTTCTTGTTATTATTTGTTGTTCCAGCTTTATCTTTTGCTATTGTTGAATAATAAGATGCCATCATAGCAAACTTAGTAGACATAGCCTGAAGCTCAATAATAAGCTGTGGCGCTTTTGCAGCAGGAACATCTGGATTTAACAACAGCTTAACTATAACAGCCAAAGCTCTATCTAGTTGAGCATCATTCATATATTCATGAAGATCGTTGAACTCGGTAATAGAGTTAATTAACTCTAATGTGTTTTTATCCTCTGTCATTTTTAATCTTCTTGTCCCATTTATCCATTAAAAGGCCAACTCCGTAGCCTACTGCAAAGCCCAGCATTACACCATAACAAAATATTAACATCACATAATCCTTTGAACGAGTCCATAACCTAACCATAGACCAAATATGCCCATGAGGCCAGAGAATACTGGAGGAGCAGGGATAGGTAGTTTAAATAGACTAAATATCCCTCCCACACCAATTCCTACTAATGTTGTAAGAACTACCTCTTTCATTAAAACGGAACCTCTGCATATGTTTTGTATGAAGGGAAATCGTTATTTCCTGGGGCCTTGTCCTTAGATAAGGTGTAAGCTGTTACAGAGATTGAATCAGCGTTAATCTCATAAGAGCTTCTCTTTACGCCATCTTTATCTGTCCATGTATCTTCAAAAATCTTTCCTACAATAATAACTTCCATGCCCTTTTTAATTACAGACTTAGATTGATCTGCAAGCGTTCGCCAGGCCTTTACTGTCCACCAAGAGGTGTTCTTGTCTTCCCACTCTCCAGTAACATCATTCTTAACACGATCATTAGTAGCAACTCTAAAGCGAAGTCCATTTGATCCCACAGATTCTGGTTCACTACCAACTCTTCCAACAATTGTAATAATTGGATTAGCCATTTTTATTTTCCTCCCAAAACGTGATCAGTTCTTCTAGTACTGACCACTCTATGATTCCAAGACGGACCTTGGAATCCCCTCCGATAATAATTTTAAGGGCAGGGTGCATATCCCTACTTACCTTAAAAGTATCTGTACAGATTTTAGCCCATACATCTTTGTTTAAAGTAAACGATGCTTTGGCTTCTTTGTAATCTACTAAAAAGTTTTTCCATTTAGCATCGCCTTTTTGATACTCACCACGGCCACTATTTTTTTGTGCCTTAGCGCCATCTCTTTTTACTTCTGCTCTTTCTGACATTAGTTAAGCTTATGCTTTGTCTCATGACCATTTGAACATGTCCAATACATTTCAAAAGTAGCTTGATTAAAATTATAGAACGGAACTGAAAGATCACACTTACTGCATGGTCTTTCCTGATCTATTCTTTCAACCCTGCTATCTTTAGGCTCTTCAGTTTTAGAAGCAAAAAATTCATTAAGATTTGGCATTTATCTCTCCTATTAAGTTGTCTACAACATCTGGATTTTCCTTTAAATACGCTACAGCCTTTGCACGTCCTTGAAAACGTTCTCCATTTACTGTATACCATGCTCCACCCTTTTCAATAATTCCGCACATTTCTGAAACATCTAATGTCTCACCAACATAATCTATACCGAGAGATTCTCCTTGGTAGTAGAAGTCATACTGTCCAGATAAATTTGGGGGACCGACTTTGTTGTAATCAACAATCCAATTGACTGGCCTGCCAACTCTTTGCTCAATAATTTTGTCACCAACCTTAATGCCAGCTTTAATAGCATTAGCTTCGGCTTCCGAAGACCATAACTTAATAACGGTAGATGAGAAGAATTTAACTGCCATTCCTCCCGTGGGTATGTGGCTAGCATGCATAGATCCAAACTGGTTTCTTTGTTGTGAAATGAGAACGAGTAATGTATTTTTGTTTGCATAGTTTAACATTTTGACTGCGTGGGTCATATCCTTTGCTTCTGCGCCGATTTGCTTTGTGTCTTGCAAGTCTTTCATTTCATTTCCATCTTTTTCAAAATAGATGGCTGGAAGCAAAGCTGAGATTGAATCAACTACAATTAAATCTACTCCTGCTTCCATAAGTTTTGTTGCAACATCCACCATATCATTAACTGTTTTAGCTGGAGAATAAATCAATTGCTTAGAGTCTACACCAAGCTTCTCTGCCCACTCTGGGTCATAAGAATGCTCTGCATCAATCCAAGCACAAGTTTTTCCTTCTTTTTGAGCAAGCGCTATCATCTGTAGACAAAAAGAAGATTTTCCTGCTGACTTATTGCCCCACACAAGTATCTGTCTGCCGTAAGCAAATCCACCATTTAATGCTAGGTTTAATCCAATGCTCGGTGTTGGCTGCTTCTCTATTTGAATATCAACAGCAGACTGAACTCTGGCCCTTGTCTTTGGGTCAAGCTTAGCTAAAATGTCGTCTAGTTGCATTTCCATCAATTAATCATTAGCCAATTCATAGTCAGATTTAGATCCTAGTGGCTCTAGCTTAAACTCAAATGACAAGTTCTCATCATTGTATGTTACAGAAAGCTGCGAGTCTTCCTTGTTAGAGTTAATAAAATCTTCAGTTGGTATCTCAATAGATCCAATCTTATTCAGAATTGCAACTAAAACCTTTGTCGCATTCATTGTCTTAAAAATATCTTCATTATTTTCTGTCATTTTACTTCCTTAACCATAAGTGTTCCATCTTCTAAAGTTTTTAGAACTGGCTCGCATGTCATTCCTTCTCTCATTTTTGCCAAAGAGAGTGGGTACATACTTGAAAATACAATTGCTCTATTTAAATTCTTATCTTTATCTGACATAACTAAGTGTGCCATAGTTTTACCAGCTTTTGTTTTATATGGTGTATAGCTTATCACAAACCTTTGATTTTCGTCAATAGGGTACGACTGTGCATATAGATATTTAACAAAAGCATCTTCTGAGTCCTTGTTAATTAAATCAACTTCTACATATCTGGATATTCTATTATCTCCGACAAGGACAAAATACATTTTGTTTGTTTCTATTTTTGTTTGCTCAATATCAAAAAGACCTACTGATCCGCTTTCATCAACAAGCTCAATTCTTGACCAACCATTTCCACGCTTTATGCTCTTTGCCATTCCAAACATAACAAAGGATCCGAGCTCTTCAAACTCATCAATTGGTCTGGCCTGGGCTTTAATCTTTGGGTCTAGATTAGAAAGATTAAATGAAGGTATTCCTAAAAATTCGTAATAAGACTCGGCTTCTTTGCCGCTTCTAGGGTTATCATCAAAAGCAGCCCCGCCAATAGCGTTAAGAGAAGAAATGGCCCTAGAATTAAT